GGACTTAGCAGCAAAAGAAAGTCTCACAAAAGACCAGAAAGCTAAGTTTTATTTATTAAAGGAAATGGTTAAAGGTTCTGACTATCGTGGTGCTTATGATTCTATTGCTAAGATGTTTGGACTAAATGCACCTGACAAACAGGAAATAGAGTCTACTGTAAACAATATAAACATTAATATTAAGCGTGGAAGCGACTGAAATCTTTGAGCGTAACTATGATAGTAACTCTAAGATTGTAATAAATAGGGGTGGAACTCGTAGTAGTAAGACCTGGTCCTTAAATCAATTATGTGCTTTATGGTTAATTAGTGGCAACTATGGTCAAGATAAATACTGTTATGAGGGCGTTTGGACCACTGTAAGGAAGTATAGGACTAATTTAGATGGAACTGTAATTAGAGACTTTGAGGACATTTTAAAGGCTGAGGGTTGGTATGATGGGGTTGAACATAATAAAACTAAAAAGCAATATAGATATGGCAAAAGGTTAGTAGAGTTTATAGGTGCTGACGATGAGCAAAAGCTCAGAGGGGCTAAAAGAAATATACTATATTGTAATGAGGCGAATGAATTAGAATACAAACAGGAGTTCTTCCAACTATTAATGAGGACCGAAAATAAGATATTCCTAGACTTTAACCCAGATGACGAGCAACTCTGGATAAACCAAGAACTTGAAATAAAGCGTTCTAAGGAGGTTGGAGATGTTGAGGTAATAGTAAGTAACTATAAAAACAATTCGTTTCTACCTAAGTCACTAATTAAAGAAATAGAGTATTTAAAACAAACAGACAAAGAGTTCTGGAAAATATACGGTTTAGGTGAGTATGGTAATATAAGTGGGTTAATATATGAGAATGTTAAATATGTTGATAGTATGCCAGATTGTAGGCTGTAGCTTATGGCTTAGACTTTGGGTATAGTATAGACCCCTCAGCGTGTTTAGCTGTTTATAAGAAAGATGATGAGTTATATTTAAAAGAAATAGTATATGAAAGACAATTAACTAACCAGGACCTAGCAGAAAGACTAAGACCAATACTAGGTAATGATGAGGTCATTTGTGATAGTGCAGAGCCTAAAAGTATTGAGGAGATATATAGACTAGGTTTAAACGCTAAGCCAGCTACTAAAGGACGTGACAGTATTTTAAATGGAATAGATATACTAAAAAGGTATAAAATCAATGTTGTAAATAGTAGCAATCTTAGACGTGAGTTTAGAATGTATAAATGGGCAACTGACAAGAATGGAAATAGTCTACAAAAACCAATAGGTTCTGACCACCTTTTAGATGCTTTGAGATATGTTGCATTAATACACTTAAAAGAAAATAATCGTGGATGGTATTCAATTAGATAAATTTTATTATCTTTACAATTAATTAAAATCGACCTCGAAATTGATTTTCAATTAACTGATTTGGGATTCTTTAGGGAGTCCCTTTTCTTTTTACTATATTTGATATGACAAAAATTCTAGCCAATGGAATTTACGTTTTGGGAATTGGGAGTGGTCGGCAAAAGAGCGTCACTCCCTTTTTATTTACAGGAAAGAAATTAGCAAATGCTGAGCAAATGCTAAGCAAATGCTGAGCAAATGGGGTTATATAAGATAAGATAAGATAATTATCTTATTATTGATATATAGTAATTCATAAACCAACTAATTAAATATATTAGTTTTAAGACATTATAAATAGTTAATGTATATAAACATATATAAAAAGTGTTAAAGTTTCTTAGAATTGATTTAAATACTATTCTCAGCCATTGTAAGTTAGTATTTTAGTTAGTGTTTAGTTGTTTAGTATTTTAACTTAAATTATTTATTTTAGTGTTTTGTTATAATTAAAAAATTTGTTATATATAATATTATGGAAATTACAATCCCTACAAAGTGGTCAGATGTTACAATAGGTAACTATATAAATTTAAGACCAGTATTAAACTCTGACTTACAACCTATAGAAAGAGTAGTCAACATCTTAGCAGTCTTAACAGGACAAAAAAGAGATGTAATAAAGAATATTAGTTTGGACCAGTTTAAGTCTATTAAAAAGAAAATGAGTTTTTTAGAAACTGAATTACCTAATAAACTAAAAGACAAAAGATTTAAGATTGGTGGTCAATGGTATGAATTTAAAGTAGATGCTAGAAAGTTATTATTTGGCGAATATATAAACAGTATGGAAATACTACAAAACGCTAAGGATGACCAGGAGGCTATATTCAATAACTTACATCATATATTAACTACAATATGTAGACCAGTTAAGAAAACTATTTTTGGATGGAAACATATAAAGGTAGATGGTGAGATACTTAGAAAGACCGCAGATAACTTTTTAAACAATATGCCAATAACTATAGCTTATCCAATCGGTGTTTTTTTTTACAGTCACTCGGAGGATTTAACAAAAGCTATAAAAACCTCTTTGATGGACCAAGCAAAAAAGATGACGAGGGAAGCCAAAAAGGAACTGGATTTGCTGAGAGATGGGGATGGTGGAGTACATTAGATAACTTGACTAATAGTAGAATAGACAAGTGGGATGAAATACTTAATTGGGATATAACTAAGGCACTAAATATAGTTTCTTATTATAGTGATAAACAAAAAATGGAGCAACAAGCTCAAAGAGAAATGAAGCAAAAGTATAAACATAGATAATGGCTGAACAGTTAGACATATTCGGTTTTGATACTGACCAACTAGAAGAGGTCAAAGTAGACAATCCAACTACATTAAGTGAGGTGTTTAATAACATTGCTGCGGATATGGTTTACTGTTTAAAACAATCTGTCACAAAAGAGGGTTTAGTGTATAAAGGAAAATTACACGATTCTATAAGGATGCCAGTTAAAATGTTTGGTTTTAAAATGATTGCGACATTNTACCTAGCTGACTATTATGACTACCTTAATAAAGGTGTTAAAGGTATTGGAGGCACTAGAAAGAGTGGAGATAAGAAAGGTCAGGGGTGGGTTATTAAAGCACCTAATAGTCCTTACCAATTTAAGAAAGGTCCTAAAGTCAGTCACGTTAAAGCCTGGTCTAAAAGTAAAGGACTTAATGAATATGCTGTAAGAAGTTCTATTGCACATACTGGAATTAAACCAAGATTCTTTTTTGATAATTGTATGCAACAGACTTTTTATGGTGAGGCTTTTAATAGGTTTAAAACAGATATTAGAATTGTCTCTGGTGAAAGAATAGCAAAAGGAATAAAAGAAATATTAAAGAAATGAGTTTAGAAGTTAAATACTTACCGCAACAATATAGAACTGTTTACAATCCAGTTGAGATAGTTATGTTAGAAACAAGCAATACAATTAGAGGTTATGTTGGTTTTGCTTATTTAATTGATGTTAAAGACAGTGGGAACTTACTAGGACGTCTAAGAGTACCGCCTACTCAAAATACTGGGTTTGGTAGGTTTGATATGTCAGGCGTAATGAAGTCATATATGTCAAGTGATTTAGGTTTGTTAAATGGAATTAGTATAGAGTCAATGTTTGATAATACAAATTCTTATAAAGATTTATCTTTACAATTTGGGTGGATTCATTATAATGGTGGAACAGCTACAATTAGTATGAACCAAACAGTTACATTTCCAGATTCAACAACTGCAAATTCTTATAACTTATTAACTTTTAACGGTAGCTTACCAAACTATAGAAGAGATGTTGTTAACTTTTATGATTGGCAAAATACAAACTATTATTTAAAATATACTAATAATATATTAAGTAGAAAATTCTTAACAAACTCACCTCCAGGAACAGCTGTTAATAATCAATATAATCAAAAGGTTAGAATTACCGATGAGGGTTATATATATTTATTATATGACTTTTCAGATACTACTTCTTTATTAGGTTTTACAGTTAAAGAATATAGAGAAAATGGAAATATAATAAGCACTACAAGTTTTAATACTCCAGCATTAAACACGTTTAATCATATAAGAATACCCTGTTCACCAACTACATTAAATAAAATAAATAGTAGTAGAGTAAGTAGTGGAAGTCTACCAGCTGTAAGTTCAAATGCAACTTCTTATACTATAAACCTAAGAACTGAAACCTCAACAGGCTCAGAAATATTTCATTTTAATATAGATACTGAATGCAGATATGAAACAAGGCGAATAGAGTTTTTAAATAGTTTGGGCGGTTTTGACTATTTTAACTTTACTAAAGTATCTAAACATAGTGAAGAAATAGAAAGAAAGTTTTTTGAAACTACTGCTAATGATTTAACCTCAACTGGGTCTATAAACTATTCTATAAGTAATAGAGAGAAAGTACAATACTATACTAAGTCAAGTCCTAAAATGAAATTAACGTCAGACTGGATAGATAGTAAAACTTACAATTGGTTATTAGAATTAATAGAAAGTCCAGAGATTTATTTATTAGATAGTTATGCTTTGCCTAATGAAGATGCAATTAATTTAAGACGTATTCCAATTAAAAACATAAATGGAAATTGGGAAGAAAAGTCAGATAGTGTAGACAAGTTATTTAATTTAGAAATAGAGTTAGAGTTTGGTATGGATAATTTTAGACAATCATTTTAATGAAAGAGAAAGAGACAGAATTTGAAAAGATGTTAAGGAACTTAGAAAGTAAGCCAGTTCCTGAAAGGACTTGCAATATAGATGATGAAACTTGTGAAAGCTGTAGCGGATAATGGTTAAAGAAGAATTATATATAGGCGGTTATGTAGTTGAGTTGTTAGGGTCTTTAAATCCTAATTTAACTTTTAATATTGCTGACGTTTCTAAGCCAGATAGTAGAAACGCTGACCACTCTAAAACAATAGAGTTACCAGCTAGTAAACTTATTAATCAAATCTTTGAACATATATTCGAGTTAAGTAGTGACCTACAAACATTTAATCCTAATCTAAAAACGGATGTAATATACTTAGTAGATGGTGAGATTCAAATAGATGGATATTTACAATTAAAATCTATTAAAGATGTAAAAGGTCAAATAAGTTATAACTGTATTATTATAGGTAGAGTAGGGAACTTTATAGCAGATATGCAAAACGCTGAATTAACGGACTTAGACTTAAGCTCACTAAACCACGTTTGGAATAAAGCTAACCAAGCCGCTACCTGGAATTTACCTTTAACTACTGACTATGTTTATCCAATGATTAACTATGATGTTAATTACGGAACTTTAAACTCTGGTACTGAAAACTGGCCAGTTAGTACATTATTTCCAGCGGTCAAAGCTAAAAAATATTTAGATTTAATTTTTGCATCTATTGGTTATACATATACCTCAACATTTTTAACTAGTGATTTTTTTAATACTTTAATAATTCCTTTTAGCTCAAGCGATTTTAAATTTAGTGAAACCGAAGTGTTAACAAGGTTATTTAATGTAAATACTCCACAATTAACATCTAATAATAATACTTTTGTAAATCCTGTTTATTATGATGTTGCTAACATATCTACTGATTTTGATAGTGAATTTATAAAATATACTAACGAGGTTAGTGACGTTTATAATTTATATAATACATCAACTGGAGTTTATGAGGTAATAGCTGGTAAATCTGGGTTTTACAATATTGAGTCAATGTTACAACTACAAGGCGTTTTCAACGCTCCTAGTGTTACAGCTACAGGAGTTTTTGGAACTTGGAAACTTAATTCAGCCATTATAGGTTATATAAAATTAAATAAATATGATTCTAATGGTAATTTTTTGTCTACTTTATCAACTGTAAATTATGGTATTACTAAAAGTGGTAGTATAGCAGCTTTAGGAACTTTAACAACTGCATCAAATCCAACTACTCCGTCAGGTGAGTATTTTTATTCTTTTTACAGTTTTGGTAGTATTAACAGGGCGTATATTAGAAATACTAACTCAACTTGTAATCATTTTATTGTAAATGCTAACAATGTTTTTTTAAATGAAAATGAAAGTGTTAAAGTTGAATTAACTTATAGTTTAGGACATTTTAATGATACTAGACATCTTTTTACTTTTACAGAGGATTGGTATACAACTGACGGTTTATCTAATCAACAGTCCAGTACAAACGCCACTTATAAATTAAATATATTAAGTGGTTATTTAAGAAATACAGTTGTTAATAGTGGCTTAGTTGAGGGTAATACTATAACAATGAATTCAGCAACACCTAGAAATATAAAACAAAAAGACTATGTAATGTCACTAGTCAAAATGTTTAATTTATATATTCAGCCTGATATTGATAATAATAAGAATTTAATTATAGAACCTAGAGACGATTTTTATTCTAATACTATTACAGATTGGTCTAGTAAGTTAGATAAGTCACAAGACATAGAGTCTAAGCCTATGGGAGCATTAAACTTTAAAGAATATCTATACAGTTATAAACAAGACAAAGACTATTATAATGAGTTATATTTTGATACTTGGGAAGAGATATACGGTCAAGATGATTTCACCTTAGTAAATCAATTCTTAAAAAACAAACATAAAACAGAAATTATATTTTCACCTACTCCGTCAGTTGGTCAAGACTGGTATGACAGGGTATTACCTACTATTATTAAATATGATGACACTAATGGAGTACAAAGGACAGAGTCTAACATAAGGATTTTACAATGGGGTGGAATGAAATCAACAGGGCAACAATGGATACACACTAACGAAGCTGGAGTAGACACTAGTTATTCTAATTATCCTTATGCTGGTATGTATGACGACCCTTACACACCAACACAAATATTAGAGTTTGGTATGACCAATGAAATATATTACTCTAATGGATTTAATAAAGTTATAACTTTTACTAATAACACTTTATTTAATAAATACTATTCTAAGTTTATTCAAGAAATAACAGACACTAATAGTAAGATTGTAACTGGATATTTTTATTTAAGTCCGTCAGACATTAAGAATTTATCTTTTAGCAATCAATACTATTTTGAGGGTCAATACTTTAGACTAAGTAAAATAGAAAATTATAATCCAATAAATCCAGTTACTAAATGTGAATTTTTAAAGATTAAACTATCTGAAGTTTTTCAGTCAGGAACTACTATTGGTAATGGTGGGTCAGAACTTAAAATAGCTAGTGACAAAGTTCCAACATTTTCAAATGGAAATCAATCTTTAAGACATAGCAACTCTTTAGGTAACTTAAATCAAAATATTGTAGGTTCTAATAATTATATTAGTAGGTCCGCTAGAGGGGTTAATATAGTTGGTGATAATAATAGAGTAGATTCAAACGCAATAAATATTGAAATAAATGGTAGTAATAATATTATAAATGCTGGAGCTAAAAATGTTAAGTTAATTAATACAGATAATCAAAGCGTGTTTTTTTCAAATGTAACATACGTTAATAATGAGATAACAGCTGGAGACGGTTCTACTATAACTGTAACTGATGCTGACATTGTAGCTAGTTTAAACGTGCAAAATTATTTTTGTAAAACAGACGGTGAGGACAATATTACTATAACTTTCTCAACAACTGAAAGTATTACTATTGGTAAGATATGGTTATTTAAAAAGTTAGGAGCTGAAAATAGAGTAATTATAGATGCTAATTCTATTGGGACTACTATAGATGGTAGTGAGACTTACAACTTAACTGCAAATAANAAATATGTTTCTATACAATGGAACGGAACNGAATTTTTAATAATATCAAATAATTAACAAATGGCTGAGAAAGTAGCTTTAGAAATAGACATAGACGCAAAAGGAGCAGCAACTACTTTAGGTCAATTAGAACAGGAATCCGAAAGACTNAACGAAGAACTTAGAAAAGTTCCTTTAGGTACTAAGGCTTTTAAAGACTTAAAACAACAATTAGTAAACACTAACAAAGAGATTAAGAACACCGAATTATCTATGGAGGCTTTAGATAATGAACAGGTAGCTAGTGAACTTGGGTCTGTTGCTGGAGCTGTTGGTGACGTGTCAGCGGCTTTTATTTTACTTGGTGGTGGCGGTGGTGCTTTAGAAGATACAGTAAGAAACATAGAAAAGGCTATTGGTGTTTCTATGGCTTTTAAAGGTGCTATAGAGGGAACTCAGTCAGCATACAAGTTATTCAATAATGTTATAAAAAACTCTACTGCTTTTCAAAAGTTAAATAATGCTACTACAGTTATAGCCTCAACTATAATGGGATTATTTGGTAAGTCTGTAGATACTACCTCAAAGTCTTTTAAGTTTCTTAGAGGTGCTATTATAGCTACTGGAATAGGTGCTTTAGTAGTAGCTGTAGGAATGTTAATCTCAAACTTTGATAAGATTAAAAACGCTATTAACGGTGTGAGTAGTTCTAGTAAAGATTTACAAGAAACAACAAATTTAAGAACTGAGTCAGAAAAGAAAAACCTAGAGACTTTAAATAGTCAAGAAAACATATTAAAGTTACAAGGTAAGACAGAAAGAGAAATACTAGGAATGAAAATAGACGGACAAAAAAAGGTTGTCCAATCTATAAAAGCTGAATTAGCAGCGGCTAAAATAGTTAATGAAGAAAAGATACAAGGAACTAAAAGAAATCAAAGGTTATTAGAAATAACTATGAAAGTCTTAGCTAGTCCAGTTTTATTAATTGTTAAGGCTATTGATTTACTAGGTGAGGGAATAGAGGGAACTATAAACGCTATTACTCAAAGCTCTATAGGTCGCAAAGTATTTGGGTTTGAACCTATTGATGTTGACTTTGGTTTAAGTGCTAAAGCTGAGGCTTTAATTGAAAGAGGTAGTAAATTAGTATTTGACCCAGATGAGACAGCGGCAAAAGGTCAAGAGGATTTAAAAGTATTAGAGGACCAATTACTACAACAAGAAAATGCCTTAGCTGGGTTTCAACTTAGGGTTGTTGATATGGACGCTAAAGCGGCTCAAA